GAATACTTGGCGATGGCGAAATCAAGGTCAAGATTGTCCATTACGCCCGGATCAACACCTACAAGTCCTCCAGCAAGCTGTAGAGTTCGCTCGATACCGCTGGTCGCTGCTGCGAGTTGGGCGGTAAGGAGCATAGATACGTACTCAATGTCAATATTCTGTCCAGCGATCTCGGGTGGTGGCGGAGGAAGAACTCTGGCCCTAGACATAATTGAGAAGGTTCGGTCGATGATTGGATCAAGGAGTTCATACTGGATCCTTTCTAAGACAGGGCCTAGCATTACCATTGCTTCGCTACGGCGGGCGTCGATCTCGGTAGCTGAGACATTGCTTCGGGTCTGGAACTGAGAAATGACTTGGAATAGATCATTGAAGAAGGTGGTCCGGATACGTTGTCGAATTTCGTTAAGGTCCTCGCTAATAGCGCCGATATCTGGGCGCCAGTTTCCATAGACTGGAGCAAAGCCTGAGTTGTTAGCTTGCATCATTCCTGCGACGTAGGTTGTGCCACCTGGAAGTAGGCTTGCTGGTTGGTTCTTAAGCTGAATGTCAGCAACCATTGGAGGATTGATACTCTTATCAATACCCTGCGCCTTTCTTCTAACTTCCTGCTGGAGTTGTTTGATATCAGGTAGAGCATCCATGCCAGGGGATCGCCCGTAAGCGTCGTTGCTAACGAGGTCCCACCTAACACATATGTGGGGAGCATCGTAGAAGCCTTTCTTACGCAAGAAGCCTGGGGCATAGCTAATACCTCCTTGAGGGCTGGTGCTTCCGCCCCACTCCCAATAGACTTCTCGGTACTTGAAGTTTCTTGGTACGTCAAATTTCTCAGGAGCTACGTTAGGTTCGATTGCATGAGCTACGATGATTTCACGGGTTAGCCCGGCCTTCTGTTCATCGAATAATCGCTGAACTTGGGTAGAACAGTTCTCGTAGCCAAACTGATCCACTACCTGGGAGATAGTCATAGTGAACTCACGGTAGAAGACCATAGGCTTCATCTTACCGTCGTTATCTACGTAGTATTCACCAAAGCAAGGATTGTAGCAATGGATGACGTTGTCATAATCTTCATACATAAGCATTACGGCTGTGCCAAAGACAACTAAGTCAAAGTAGACCATAGCAACTGAGTTGTAGAAATTGCTTTCTTGGAATACGAGCATCATCAGCCGTTCGCATTCGGCGAGCCATAAAGAAATCGGGGATGTTTGGGTGCTGTCAATGCGCCCAATCTTTAAGCGGAACCAAGGACGAGTTGGGCTAGATATTCCGCTCATCATCCCCGATGCTAAGTTTCGTGCCGCAAGGGTACCAGTTGAATCCAGGATGTGCTGATTGATTGGGGAACCCCTGGTCATCTGGTTAGGCGTTATCAGCCACTTATACCTCCTAGGCAAGAGGAAATCAGCAAGTTCCCGTGCATGGACCCACCAGGAATACCTGTTAACCCGAAGACCGAGTAGGCGTTCGTTAACGTGACGATGGTATTCTATATCAGCGTCGCTTACTCGACGCCTTTGAACTTCGTTGGCCATGATATCCTGGTAGTTTTAGTGAAGCTCTTGGATCGCTGTAAGAAGTTGGCCCTTGCGTTAGCTGCCCCCTAGCGTGCATGTCCGCTGCGGTCATAAGCACTGACTCGGGCGTGACCCGTTGTTCGTCGTAGCCAGTAGCCATTTGCTGACGGATGCTTCCTGGGACAGTAGGCATTAGGCTACCCTCCCTCCCTCGGACTGCCATTCGGACGTTAATGGATCAGTTTTCTTAGGCCTAACCAACAGATGCTCTTCCATCTGAGGAATAGTGTGGATTTCGTAATCGTCGCCTAATCCCTTAAGGTCAGGATGATCTTTAGGAACGGTTAGGCCATATGGACTCTTAGTTAGCTCATCCCTAAGGTTACCTTTCTTGTTAGTTATAAAAGCACCGCCGTTAGGGACATTGTCTTTGAACCATGTGTTCCAATCGTTAGGCCCCAACGATTGGTAAGCTGGTACAGCCTCGGAAGCCTTAGTCTCTTTGTCACGAGTCCGCTTAGTTCCCATAAGCTCTCGATATTCCCGACCAGGGTCCATCGGTAGCTTAGCCATCCGCATCTTACCCGTAGACCAGCCTTGCTCAGGATAAGGGAATTGCTCAGGCATTAGCCACCTAACACCGATTTCTTAGCGGTCTGCCCACCAGCTGCGGCGGCACCAAGCATTGTTGAGGCGGTCACTTGCGCTCGTTGCTTAGCCCCCGGAGCCTGCCCAGGCTGAAACACAGGAGGTGTGCTCGGGGCCTGAGGCACAGCGGGGATCGCTAACTTAGCGTTCTCCCTAAGCGCCTGTTGCTGAGCCAAGGCAGTATTGGCCGCCTGTTGCGCCAGCGCTGGTTGAAGGACAGCTTGTGCCTCAGCACCGCCAGTTCCTGGTGGGGTGAAGGCTCGTTCCACGAAGCCCATTATGCAGCCCTCTCTTCTTGAAGGTATTGACGGTCGAATGGATTGTACTCCGATTCGACCAACGGTCGCTGAGGCCCTTCCCTACCGGCGCCCTGGTGGGCCTGCACAGGCAAGGCGAACGTTAGCGCTAATGCGTCAGCTAAGTCAGGCGAGTCCAGTCCACGTTTCATCATATCCTCCTTCTTCTCGAGGAGGATCTCATTCTTGAGGTTATAAGTGTAAGTCGGACCGATTAGCTGAGCCTTAAGGTCTGCATCGTAAGGGATGGCGCCGTTCTTCATCCAGCTGCGCATCGATCCCCACATCTCAGCACGTTTGTTAGCATACTTCTCACCTTCCGAGCCCCAAACGAATCCTAGGGACTCTGGCTTAGCTCCAAATTGAATATCGAAACAGTGGATGTGCAAAGCCCTAAGATTATCGACAACACCACCGCCAATGCCGCCGCCGTCAACAAATACCGCATCAATCCTGTACTGATTGACCACCTCCGAGACCTTAGCGGCCGTTTGGACAACTGAAGATCCCCGAAGTCTAATCGGGGGAATGGATCTCGCATCTCGTCCCTTGCGGAAGAAGATAACAGTCTCATTTGCTCCATACCGTGCAACGTCTACTCCTATCACTAAGGCATCCGACGCCGAGGCCGTGAACTCATCGTTGGATGCCGCACGTTCCACATCCTCCGAGGAAATAAACTCCATCTCGCCCGTACGTGGGAAGACACCCCTAACACGGATGCGGACGAAATCTGAATCTTCCCCATACGCCTCGATCCATGCTTGGATTTGTTTCTTATTGGTGAGCGAGACCTCACGAGAATCAACCTGTTTCGTCCGCCATTCCTTGGAATGACGTTGGCCAGGAAAACATTCCCTGAACCTTCCGGTGTTGCGGGTAGGATTGCCAAATACGCACCAAAGGATCTCGGTATCAGCGTCAGTAAGGGCGCCCTCCGTTGTCTCCCAAATAATATCTGGTATTGCCGATGCCTCATCAAATACGACAAGTATTCTTCTGCCCTTATTATGGAGACCTGCGAACGCTTCAGTGTTCCTTTCAGACCATGGGACCATATCAACTCGCCATGTCTTCTCATGCGCAGTATCCTTAGCGAACAAGGCTGTTGCCGTGAACTGGAAGAAGTCCTTAGCGATGAACATATGGAACCATTTACCTAGTTCCGCCCAGGTTTTAGTCTTTAGCTGAGTTTCGGTATTGGCAGTGATCACACCACGGGTATCTGGCTTCGTTGAAATTGCCCATAATATGATCCACGAAACAAGGGCAGTCTTCCCTACTCCGTGCCCAGACGCAACAGCCATCTGGATTGCTTTGTTTATATCTAGCAACCCATTCTTTATACCGTCTAAAATCTCCTTCTGCCATCCCTCAGGCCCGTCTTTAAACTCTCTTAGGCGAGAATCTTCTTCTCCCCAAGGGAAGGCGCCCATTACAAAGGCATGGGGATCACGAGAAACCTTAGCTAACCACGTAAGCAAATCCTGCATCTGTCTCGTCTTCGGATGTTCGCTTAGCCTTCCATGAACGATCGCTTAGCGATCTGTGGGACACTAGATTTGAACCGGCCGATTTGGATATTCGGGGGAGCGATACTGATGTTTGGGGCCGAGTAGTCGAAGCCCTCAAAGTCGCCGCCAGAAAGGAAGGTCTTCCCTCCCTTAGGCTCATCGTCAGGTTCTTCCTGGAACGATCCCCTAATGGTCCCTCGCTCAGGGTCCTTACCAGTCATCTTAGCGACAACGTTCCCTAAGCCACCCTTCTCCCCAGGGGTATCCTGGAACTTCCCGGACTCTAGCTTCTCTCCCCACATATCCATGAACTGCCGGGAAGTGACATTATCCACAGACCCGAACTGTCGCTTCATTTGATCCGGGATGTTGCCCCAGATAGCTTTCTTAGCCCACTTCTCACCCTTTTGCTGGCCCTCACCTGTGGCTAACATATTTTGCCAAGCGGGCCTATCAGGATTCCGGGAATGCTCAGCGAAGCCACCTTCCCCTTGCTGATGGACCATATACAGGTCGCCGAGGGAAGGATCTCTGCCATACTTCTCTTTAAACGCCAGCTTATCCTGAGCCATCTTATTCGCCGCAGCCATGGTATTCTGCTCAGGGTCAAGGATGTTCCCTGAGCCACCATGGCGGACAAATTCCCTAGAGCTTAGCTGAAATAGGCCCTTGTAACTGCCAGTAATGTTCTTCGCATTGCCGCCAGACTCAATGCGCATGATCTTCTTAAGCCAAGAGGCGTCCACCCCAACTCGGTTAGCGTGCTTCTCTATGATATCATCGTACGGCATTGAACGGCCAGCCTACGTGGATACCTGCGACGCCAAGCAAGATAGCAATTACCCATAAGACAATAATGACCAAGATCAGAACGATAATGACGTGGATGATGGTACGGAAAGGGGGTGGCAATGGAATAAGGGGGAGCAACTGGTTAATCCCCCACCAAATGACACCCAAGATGATAAGGACGAATACGACGCCTATGAGTGCTCCGATGGTAGCCATCTAAGCCTCCGTTGCGTGTACGGTCGATGCTACAAATTCCCCACACCAATCCTCAGCGATTACCCTAGGCCACCTGAAGTTTAGCTGAGGAGGATTGCGCCTACATTCCAACACGGTATCTGCGCCATAGACCCTAGTTCGCATAAACTTGCATCCGTCACATTGATCCACCGTTTGTTGAACGGGTTCGGGCATTAAATTCGCCTTCTGATTTGAACAGAGGTTGTTTCGGGTGGTCGCTTAGTACCTCGGTCAGGAGTGGGTGTGTCCGTAGAGGAGGAGGATAAGTCCGCTACGAGTTTAAGTTCCCCTGACCGAGGCATCGATCGCTCAATTGCCCTGTCCAACTGAGCAGCAAAGTCGGCATTCACGTTAAAGTTGATCGAACGTTTGCTTAGCCCTACTCGGTCCGCCGCATCCCTAGAGATCGAGACAAGTTCCCTGACGCTTAGCTCCTCCGCTTCATCATCATCGTCCAGCTTATCGGCGAGCTTTCGCTCAGCCTTGATTCCATTGCTTAGAATGAGCGCATTATACGAGGTGATCTGATCCCGGTGGATCTCATCCTCGATCTTCCTCTTTTCTTGGATCAGTTCCTGAAATGCTGGGCTGGTATGAAAAAGGGATACTCTGCTTATGGAGTATCCCGTCAATTCCGCCACTTCCCCAACCCTTAGCCCCGAGGCAAATAGCCTAGCCATCCTGTGATGTGAGTCCCGGAACCGCTGGATCGGCGCAACCCGCCCTCGCTTAGCGCCAGCCACCTCCTCCCGCGAAAGCTCGCGCACGTTCCCTATGCCCGGCTTAGCCGGTCTGCGACCCCTTCCAATCATTTCTGCGGCTTCCGTGGTGTGGGACACACGGATTTGGTATCCTACCATACTACCACAACACGGCCCTCGTTTCAACCCCTAATTCCGCCTTGTTTACAGGATTTGCGAGTTTTTAGGTATGGGCTTGTGAATTGATAAAAAACTTGCGGACAGTATTTGCGCGTGTGCGCGCGCGCGCGTTTTGGCCCCACCCCACCCCACGTTGTGCAGTGCGATGGAGTACACCGTGCGCTGTGAGCATGACATGGCCAAGGGGGATCACGAACTTGTGAATTGATTGTGCAGTGCACACATGCTAGGCTCCCCTGGTCGCTGGGCACTGGGCCCAGCCCTAACCGAGGACATACCGATGGCAATACTCCAGGACCAAGCTGCGGAACTCGAAGCTCTCCGTGCCGAGAACGCTAGGCTTAAGGAGAAGATGCAAGCTAGGCAAACGATTACGTTCAAGGTATCGGACAAGGGTGCTCTGTCGGTCTACGGTCTTCAGCGTTGGCCGGTAACCCTGTACAAGCAACAGTGGCTTAAGTTAGCCAAAGTCATGCCTCAGCTTCAGGAGTTCATTTCGGCTAACGATGGGGCATTGGCCGAGAAGGAGTAACCTAGTCCACAGCTAGGGAATGGTAGGGCAGGGAGCAATCCCTGCCCTTTTTGTTGCCTAATTGGTTCTCGGTTTGTTCGGAAATGCCCAGGGAAGGCCATGCAGGGCATTCCAGCCCTTGGCCGCTACCCCTGCCTAGGCCACAGCCCCAAATCCCGCCAAATCGCTTCCCTGCCCGATTGCGAGGCATGCCACGGCGAGGCAATGCCCCACGCCGCAGGGAGCACAGCTTAGCCTTAATTTGTTAGAAGGACGGTTGCATTGCAACAAATGACTAAACTATTCCATCGCTTAGGAACAGCATACCGGCATAAGTCCTTATGTTTCTTATGTTCCCTCATAGCCTTGTATAGCCAAGGCAGGGTATAGACCTGTACCAAGATGGACCTGTGCTTGGTATCTTGTTATGTCTCTTTTTTTTTTTTAACAAGCGCATACTAGCACAGGTCTACCCCGGCCCTCGGAAATATAAGCCTACAAGGGAACATCAGGAACATAAGGGATTACAGTCATTCGCTTCTTAGTTCTATGCTTAGACATCCGGTCAGTGTTGTTAATCACTGCCCATGCCTCAGCTTCACTAAGGAATACTGTGGCCTTATGCTTATGCTTAGTCCAGGCTATCTCAGCCTCTCCAACGATAGCATATCTACTCATGTATTCATTGAAGGCATTACCTCGGATTAGGTATGTCATCACTTATCCTCCCAATAGCGCCAATGTAGCCAAGCTATCACTAAGCCAATTAGAAGGATTGTAGATAGCTCAACTAACATGTCCATCACTCTTCTCCCTTAGTGAACTTATCCCATTCCTGTGGCGAGATACCACTCATGAGGATCTCACGCTCACTAGCAGTAAGCTCAGGCAAGGCTTCTTGGATTTGCCAATGTCCATCAAGCCATCTAAGGTAAGCTCTGTATTGCCTATCGCTAAGGTAAACACTTGAGCTACCTTTGAAGCCTGATATCTTAGGTGGAGTGACTGTTACCTTCCAGATATCATCAGTTATGTGTTCATGTTTGCGGGATGGTTTGAACATCATATTAGTCCATCCTTGTTACTTCAAAGCTACCATCCTTCTGGATAATAGCTACCCATGCATGTTCATACACTACAATGATCTCATCCCTTAGCTTACAATAAGCAAGGGATCGAGTAGGCGGATCACCAGGATATAGTAGCCACCACATATCTTCCTTAGGGGCCATCCTAAAGCCTTCAAAGGGATGCCATCCTCCACCGTGGAGATAGCCAGTATGAAGCTGTTCCTTAGCTGGCCTAGGGTCATCTTCACTAAGCCACATAGGGATCATACCTATGTGATCCTCAGTGCAACGTGGGTCGAGCTTTGTCCATTGGGTAATCATTGCATCTTCTCCCCTTGTTTACACCATTATTCGCTTAGCTAACCAATTAAGCGTCTGCTTATCGCATTCCTTAACTGCCTTAGCTATGCATTTGCGGAAGGTAGCTTCGCTCATTACCTCACAAAGATACTCAGCGGAGTAGCCCACGAAGTTATCAGCGAAGCAATCAACGTAGTCATACTTCTTGCTCATTTGCGCTCCTTCATCCATGTCTTGATTGCCTCTAACCCATCGAGATAGGTTTCATCATCTATCTTATCCATATGCCTATCTCTCATTAGGCATTGGAGATAGTAATGAGCTATCTTAGGATTAGGTCGCTTAGCGAAAGCTTCCTGCATCTCTTTACGGTCTAGCCAGTTCATCTTAGTCACTCCATCCTGCTACCCATAGCTTAGATTGTAATCGTGAGTAGCGCCCATTGGTTAGATCATTAAGGCGAACTACTCGCCAGTATATCCAACGCTTAAGCCATCTCATCGCTTAGCCTCCTCCTTAAAGATGGGACAATCTAAGCAATGTTCATCCCTTGGGATTTCCCTAAACTCCTCCCTCCATTCCCTCAGGGATGCCTCATCAGGGCATTGAGACATATGACTACATTCCTGCTCAGCCTTATTAAGCCAATTCATCGCTTAGCCTCCAGCTGTACACACTCATAGAGTAAGACTTGATCGTAGTAATCATGAGTTACCATCCTGTCATAGACCGACTTAGCTAAGGGATATGTCGCATATACCTCAGACTCCCATTCGTTAGGGTCCCACTTAACATGATGATAACGGATCATTGCTACAACTTCGGGCATCTTAGCCTCCATCATAAGGACACGTTACATGGCACTTATATTGGCTTACCTTACCACTGTCTATTTCTCTATAGACGGTACAAGTGTATCTATCGCCAATATGGATATTGCTAAAGCACTCAGCGCATAGATGCATCCTAAGCTTAGCTCTGTGCATAGTAATGGAGATAACTGCCACAGGAGGCATAGCGCCATAAGCTTCATATACTTCCTTGGATTTGAAGAGCATATCATCCTCCCTTACCTTGCTTATCCCTAAGCCGTTGAAAATACTTATCATCGAAGAACAGGCTTAGGGCATTATCTATAGCACCTATGGTAAGCCGTGCTGTTTCATTGCCTACAACAACGTGTATCTCACCACATATGCCACATACGTAGATGTGAGCGTCCTCGTATTTACATGTCATGACTTCCTCGCATAGTGTGCAGCAGCATGGACATAGATGCGCCGAGTTATGCTTATCTTAGATACTGTGCAATTATGTAACTCAGCTAAGTGATAGGCTCTCCTTTCTGCACTTGGCCTATCACTATGTTGCCATGTTGTGTTGCGGAAGAACGGTTCACGACAGAGGGTTACTTTCCATTCGTTAGTCATGAGAAATACTCCCAAAACAGGCTAAACTCCACTGTTTCGTCCCTATCCCTAATTGTGGCACGCCAATCTGATCTTATCCCTTGATATGCAGGGAACCTAACTACGTCATTCTCATTAACATCCCACTGTTGCTTAGCGTATTCTAAGGCTTCCTCAAAGCTTTCAAAGGTGTGTGTTCCTCCATGAAACCTAGTGGCCATTGTGCATTTCCAGGGTCTATTCCAGTATTCTTGCGGTGTCATGTTCTATCTCCACATACAAGAAAGGGCCTAGGCAATCACTTGCCTAAGCCCTTGATTACGTTAAGCAGTCCAGCAGTCTACACAAATGTGGTCGCTCTCAAATGAGCCACCACCTTTGTTCTTATAGACCACTCTAACGTATCGCTTACCCTTAGCGATGGTTGTCCCACATTTCCATGCACATTCATAAGGGTGCTGAGCTATGGGCTTAGTAACCGATACGATCTCGATCTTTAGTGCTTGGAGTTCCTCGGTATTTGGAGACATCGTACTCTCCTATCATAACGATGCGTTTAGGTAGTTGGGGCATTTGCGCCCCATTAGGTAGCTTAGGCAACCCCAACGACTGAGAGGTTAGGGTGAGGATTGAGCACTGATTGGATACGCTCAAGCCTCGTACGGAGTTCAGCATTCTCCCTCTCAAGCCTATTAGTCTCATCCCGGAAGTGATCTCTTTCCGAGACAATACTGGCGACTTGTTCCCGAAAGGAGTTAAGCTGATGCTCCTGCTCATCAATCTTCTGACGAGCATCGTCACGCTCACTACGGGTAATCCGGTGAGTATCACGCTCACTGGACACCTCATGCTCAAGCTCTTGGACCTTGGAATTACCCTGAGTGATAACATCCCTCAAGCCCTGAGTGATGTTCCGCTCAGCATCCAAGCTACCTTGAGTTGCATTGAGCATGTTCTGGACTTCGTTAACCTGATGCTGAGCCTGACTAAGCTGTTGCTTCAGGTCATAGTTCTCGCTCTCAACGGCCTGCAACCGATTAGCAAGGTCGTTGATACGCTGTTCCAAGCCCTCGACCTTAGCTGCCTGAGTGGAAAGCTGTGCAACCGTGTCGATGACGTTCTGGAAGTACTCTTTCATCTCTTGCTCCGTAAGCATATCTAAGTCCTATCCTGTTGAAGGGAAAGGGGAGGCCGAAGCCTCCCCACTCACGTTAGGCGTTAATGCCTGGGCGACCACGGGTCTGCACCTTACCCGCCTTGGCCGCACTCAGGGTCTTGTCTTGCTTCCTAGCCTCCGCAGCCTTGACTTTCTTCTGGGAGATAGGAATGGAAGCGATGTCAATCTTGACTTTCTTGCTCGCTCTCTTCTCCACTTCCTCCTCAGCCTGCTTAATGATATCAGGATCAGCAGCAAGCAAGGCGTTAGCTGCCTTAGTGATCTCACTCGACTCAACGTAGCTAACCTTTACGCCGCTACGCTTCAACTCTTCCTTGACCAAGTTCCTAGCAATACGCCGGGCCTCAGTCATAACCTCACGTGGCACCTTATCGGACTTGGCCGAACTACCCATGATGCGGATCTTACCCGCATACATATTCTCGAGGGTTTGCTCAGCAGTCTCCATAGCTTTAGCCTTGAGGTCTTCCGCCTCTGGATAAGCTGCCTTAGTGATCTGCGTTTGCCCACGGTTCAGGAGAACCTTAAGCCCTTGGACAAGGGCCTCACGGTAAACGTGAATGGGAAGCTCAGCCGTATCCACTTCAAGGTACGACTTTCCCTTAACGACTGGTATCTTGAGGGTTTCCCCTCCCTGTCCTTCCACTTCTACCGTGGTTTCACTCACTTCCATAGTCATCTGCTTATTCTCCATTAGGGTTGATAGAAGCTAGGTATTCCAGACTACCTAGGAACAATCCATTCTGGACTAGATTGTTCCCGTGTAGTCACTGAAGCCTCCCCGCAACCCAATAGGCACAGTGGTTCTTGACCTCGATAAGGCCAATGCTTACCATTGTGTCGATGATGTGCTGGAAGGTTTCGAGAGACATTCCCCTAGCTTGGAATGCCATATACATAGGCCCCAATGGTGCGCCATCGGGGCATTCCTTAATGGTATCGCTCAGTGCTTCGAGTATCTGGCGTGCTACTCTGCGTTGTTCTGGTGTCATTTGGTTGTCCTCGGTTCCGTGGTATGCCCACGATGCCCCTATACTACTCCGGCATTGTGGCGGAATTGTGGCGGAATTGTGACCGGAGCCATGTTTGTTTGCATGGCTGCTATGCGCTGGACGCATACCGGTCACGATCCGTTCTCCTTTTGTTCTCGCTTTGTTCCGTTCCGCTGCGATGCAACGTGAAAACTGCCAACGCCGGAGCTTGAAGTAGCAGACCGGCGAAAGTTAATACAATTGACACCATATCCGCAGAGGTCTCCATCTAGGTTTCACGCCCCGGAATTAGGTTTTTACCTAGCCTGTGTGAAATCTCTGAGCGGACGACGATCTTTACTATTGAAAAAACTTGCATTTTGTGGTAGTATATAGGGGTAGGGTGAGAAAGGAGATGCCTTGTGACAAGCGAACGGAAGCCAATGTATCACGATCTGAGCCGTCCTGTTGCTAAGGCTATCCATCACCATGTTGGTTACAATCTTCGCTGTGACCAATGCAACGCTGAGTTCTTTGTGTTTAAGAAACGACCTCAACGAAACTGGCGTTTAAGGCACGGTCACCGAGAATGGTTATTCTGTAGCAGGGAATGCAGGCATGTCTTCGCTCAAAGCAATCGTTAAGGGCTTAGCTCGAATCGCTCAGTCAAATGCCGACCGAGCCTATGCAATTCTGGGTCACCGTCCGGGGCCTGGGTTAGACCTGTTAATCAAGCCAGAAGAACCTCTTTGTGGCAAGTGGTATGTCACCGGCAAAACTCCAGCCGGTGAGGCATTCATCACTAAGTTCTGGCAATGGCAACCACTTAGCAACCAGAAGCTGGCTGAGATGAAGAAGCAAGCTATCGACTGGGACCTTAGCTTCAAGACCCAGTTTACGCCGAGATCAATCGAGGAAGA